GTCGAAGAAGGCAAAGCCTTCTTCTCCTGCGCCTCCTTCGACGGTTCGGGCTCCACTTTCTTCAGCTCCTCCTTTTTCATCTCGTAAATGATGTCGACGAGTGACATGGTCTTTGCAATCTCGTCGGCGTCACCGTGTCCTCGCGCCTGGACGAGCATCTCGGCAAACATACGCTTTGATTTTGTCATGTTCTGATGATTGTCAATATTTTCACACATGTATTTTGACGCTATAAGCTCGTCCGCGGCGCTGCCCACATTGCCACTGTACTGATCACTTCGTGACCAGTGACATTTCAACTCCTGAAATAAAAGTTTGTACGGTGGGGTGAAGAAAGAGCCGTGTGAAAATCCGGGTTTGTGATGACATGGGTCCGTATCATATCCCATAGGTTATCACGAGCCGTGATTCCTTCGAGCGTGTCAAACTCCACCTTGTCGTTTTCGTCATAGTTTTTACGAAAATACGTTTGGCGATTCTCCATCTTGGATTTCTCCTCGTTGAATCGCCGAACGATGTACGTATGTTCAAGAGCCGTCATTGGCAAATCGATTACGTAGACGTGGTAAATGCTAGTGACATCGTCTTCAATGTCTGCTTCGGAATCACCTGGACCTTTGTACTTGGTTGCAAACTGAAAATACGAGTACGCGCCTCGTTTCAGGTTGATTGTGCCTCGAGTCTCCTCCTCGAGTTCCCGAACGGCACACCGTAAGGGATTGATAACCTCGCGACGTCGACACCCACCGGTGACGAACGTCCACTCCTGGTACCGGCGATCGTGAACAATAAGCATATACTGCTTATTATTGATCGTCGTCACCGGAATCGCTATACTTTTGTGCCTCTCCCGACATGGTTGGTCTTTCGGGGAATCCATTCCCTCCTACTGAGTCGCTCGTAAAAAAATTCATCAGCTTTCCCCCACCCCGTGAAGGTTCATATGTAATCAAAAACAAAAGTCCGAGCATGAGGAGCCACTTCCAGATTTGCATCTTTAGTCTTACCAAACTTAAAATTTCCTTGCCGCTTACAGCGGGAAGTACAAGTCGCGAAGCGACTTGGGATTTAATTTACAGGCTGAACGAGCGGAGTCCCAGTCTCAGGCTTGACGCTGAATGAGTGCGCAAACGGGTTGCTCTTGAGCACGTTGGTCGCCAGACCCAGACCCTGTGTGTTTGCTGTTGAGCGGAAATCCTTCTGACCCTTGAACACATTCAGACGGTCGTACTGGTTTGGCAAGTAGCGAGACCCGCGGCTTGCGTCGGCCGGGCGGACCGGGAGCGCACCCGCCTCAAGACGCGTGTTTGTGTTGGCACCGACTGCACCCACCGGGTCGGCCCGCACGTTCATACGCGCGCCGTTGGCGGCACGATCGGGGTTGATGCGATTCTTCGACCAACGGATCGGATCCTCGTATGCGGAACCGTACGCCTCGGCAACCATGTACTGTCCTGGACCCAATTCGAGACCATCCTTGCGGAGACCAGTCTCCTGGCGATTCGTCGTCCGACGCGTTTTCTGGAAATCCGGGCGACCCTCTGGTGCCGTGATGGCACCACCCTGACCCTGACCACGCGTCTGCATGGGCAGGTAATTCGATGTCGTCTTGGATAGCTTGGCTGGGTGGGAAATGGCGCCCAGAGTCGTCCCACCGTTTTTCACGGTAGGTTTGGCTGGACCACCCCACGTACCGGACAGAGTCGTCAGACGTTCCTCGTTCATGTTGTTGGGCAGAATGCGGAAAAACTGCTGGAAACCACCGGATGCTGGTGTGTCCGGTGACAGACCGAGACCGCGTCCGACGTACTTCTTGTCTGCTGGTGTTACGTTATTCATTTTGTTCGTGACTGGTTCACGGCTTCCGTCAGTCTGGTATACTGGCTGACCGAATGGGAAACGAGCCCCGGACGGTGTAACGTCCGCGAAACTCGGTACAATCTCCTTCGGTGGAAGACGGAACCCGCCTGAAAACCCACGACCTGTGTTTGGCTCCAGATTCAGTGGATCGAGGGGTGGGTCCTGCTGAGCAAACTTGTACTGAATAAGGTCAAACTTTGAAACCTGGTCTGGCATCGAAGGCATCACTGCCTGCTCTGCCTGATCTTCCTTGGCGTCGCTGAGTTTCTTTCCGGCAAAAACCAGACCGACAACGGCGGCAAGACTGAAGGGGTCCATCTATTACTTAGATGCTATTTTTTTTACTGTTTGTCTGTGGGGTAGCGCTTCGCGTAGGACTCCGACTGGTACATTGCGTAAGTGCTCGTCGGGTCCCATGTCAAGAACTTGTTCACTGGCTTTACGATATACAGATCTGGGAAGTCGTACGGCTTGTCTGCGTAGTACTTGTTATTACGGGTCGTCATCTGGGAACGCAGGGCGTCGTCCGTCATCACCATAACCTCGTAGTTGGTGTTCTTTGGGCCAAAGTACATTCCCTCCTCGACCATGAGGAGTCCGGGCTGAAGCACACTGCTCGGCATATTACTTGTAGGTGAGATTATTTATTAGTGCCGAGTCCGCCTTGAGGTTCAGGTCGGCGGACAACAGGCACTGCGTGCCTTTTGGACTTTACCGACCGTTGCCGCCACGAAGCTGGACACGCTCTGGTCCACGGGCATATGGACCGTCGGGGTTGCATGATGCTGGGTCATCGCGGCACATGGGGGCGAACGGTTTTCCGAACGCCGCGTTGGTGAATGCCGCCTGGTCATTCGGCCACGAGGACGCAGCCGTCGTGTAGAATGGGCGCTCGGCGTCGCGTTTACGCTCGAAAGGGTGGATCGCCTTCCACTCGTTCTGAACCTCCTCCTTCATCGACGGGTACCATGGAGCTTGCTGCGCGTAGCTCGGGTCGTCACCGAGCAGGTAGTTGGCCATTGGGTTGTCACGCGTCGGCATGCGCAGACCGCTCATCACCTTTGGACCCGTCATGACTGTACGCTTACCGTCTGGAATCATGTTCATGCTGTACAGTACATAAAGAGCAGCAATGACAAGGGCACCGAGAGCAACGATGCGAGCATCGCGGCGAATAAGGTACGTGAGCACGACGGCGTACATGATGAATCGAGTCGTTGCGAGCACTCGCTCTTCGGCCGTCTGACGACCAGTGGGCCAAAAATCGAGGAGTTGATCTTTTGCAATGAGCTGGCGCAGATCAATCGTCATCTTCTAGTGTGTACCGAGATTTTGTTTTAAATCAAAGGACCCTTGCCACCCTTCAGCAGGGATGACATCAGACCATTCATACTGTTCATCAGAGCCGCCTCGTCAATGGTACCGTCGGGGGCGGTTGCCGTATCCTGGAGCTGGCTGGCACACTTCTGTGCCACAGACTCGATCATGCTGAGCGTCTCTGCTGGAAGAGCGGTGATGGTCGTACCCAGAATGTACAGAGTCTGGAGGTACTGCCAAATGGCACCCTTTGTCGCCTCGGACAGATCGGAGTTCCACAGACGAGGAATGTCCAGATCGTTCAGGAACGGCACCTCTGCCGCGTGCGTCTGGAAAAACTCCTCATCCTTCTGCATCAGGTGGTTCGCAAAGGGACCCACAGTCTCCATAAACTCCTTCAGAGGCTTCTTCTGGTTCGCCTTGCGCAGAAGCACGAACGTGTTCTGGTACTTTACCAGCTTCTTCTCAGTGGGAAACGTGAGAACAAGCTCGTCAAGAAACTGCTGCATCATATCGTTGAAAGCGTTGGTGGTGGTCGCCATTGACAAATCATGTATCGACTACTTTAAGTCACTCAGGCTCGGAACGGAGTTGTTGAAATCGTCTCTTGGTGTCCGCTCCCCTGGTGAACGATGACGTAGACGAGCAAACCGACGAGGAATGCAGGCTTGAAGTACGCCGAGTTGGCGAGAACTTTTTCGTTGTTCAGCGATGCGCGAATGTGAATGTAAGCAATCGTCGCTGCGGCTGCAATCAGAGCAGCGCTCATAGGCTCACGGAAATAGTGATCAGCCATCTATTGTATGTTACGAAAATTTCCACCAAGTCGCGAAGCGACTTGTTTGGCCGTGCTGGCGGACATTATTACCACCTGCGGCGGTAATGGGTTTTCCTCACTTGTCTGGAGCGTCATCGAACAGTGTCTCGTGGTGAACCTTGACTGGAACCTGCTTCGTAAGGCCCTCCGGGGATGGGGTTCCTGGCTCTGGCGTTCCGGCTTCAGGCATTGCTGGAGTGCCCGCTTCTGGCGCTGCGGGAGTGCCTGCTTCTGGCGCTGCGGGCGTTTCAGCCTCTTCAGTATCGGGCAACGGAGTGGCAACTGGTGTCGATTCTTCTTCTCCAGTCATCTCTGGGTCAGCGGGGTCAGTGGGGTCCTCATTGGCACCACCCATGTCAAGGTCACCTGTAAAATTGGGTATGTACGTATCGAGGATCTGTTGTACCGGAATAAAATCATCAACCACCTCTTTGATCAGTTCGTTGAAACGAGCCGCCATCTTTATGCGACGATCCTGGTCGGACATTTTGTCCACGACGACGTACGGATCCTCGTACAGGCTCTTGGCCGCAGCGATGTAGCACGAGTGGACAAACACGTCGTTGGATGGCAGCTTGATGTTGATCTTCTTCGAATCGGATGAGATGCGAACCGCGGACATGATCTTGACTGAAATGACAAACACGGCGGCGAGCAGGTTTGGAAACATCGAGCAGGACTTGATGATGGCGTCAGCGTGCTGCTTGACGATCGTGTTGTTCCAGTGAGGTACCTCCTGGAGCAGCGTCTGGTAGTGAATGAGCGTCTGGCGACCCTTGGACACCTCGATCGCCTTTTTGTACATTTCGTAAAAGGCGTCAATCATCACTGGAGTCATGGCGTTGCACAGCTTGATCATAAACTTGCGTTCGGCCTCGACGAGGATAGCCGTCGAATCCATTGATGTTAACGGGTTTATTTTTTTCTACGCAATTGCGCAGCCGTCTTTTGCAGATTCGCGAGCGATGGAAGTGAAATGCTCCGAGTTGATTCTTCTTCGACTGAATGATCGATGACTACAGGACCCTTTGGTTTCGTGTCACCCCAGCTGACACCCAGCGTCCCCTGCGCCACCTTGATCACCTTGTATCCCAAACGGTCCAGCTGACGCTGAATGTACACGGTCGTCGTGTCGATGTCGTACGCCGGGTACCCTATAGTAAACGGTGGAATTGTCAAAAACAGTGAACGCTCGCCAAGTTCTGACGCAGATTTGATTTTGCGACAGAGCTGTTCGAGAATTGCTTTGTAAGTTGCCTTGCGAACCTCGAGCCTTTTGTGCTCTCGCTCAGCAAGATTTTGTGCTGATACTAACATTCCTAATTAACGTCTAGAAACAACCATGCCGTTCCGCGCCGCAGCATCGGCGTTGTTTCTCTCCGACTGACGCATCTGCTCCAGCCAAATGTCAAGCTTGCCCTGGTAACCAGGAACCTGGGTCTTCAAATCCGCAAACTGTTTGTCCAGGACAACCTGGGTGTCCTCGAAGGTGGTGTACGAATCGCTGGGACCGAACGCCTCGAAAACATCAGCAGCGCCGATGCCGGGCTGGGGCTGCTCAGACATCTCGAGGATGTTGCCATCACCGTCCGCCTTGATGTCATACTGGACACCAAAGTAGCCACGTGTGTTGATGAACATGATGCGGGCATCATACATCGCCGAGCCCTGATCACCCAGCATCGAGTTGATGTAGATGGTCTGGACGGGGTACACGTCGGGGTTCTTCGCCTGAATGGCGTTGATGATGGTCTGGATCGTCGCAGGGTTCACAGGCTTCTGGTCGCTGACGTTCACGAACGCCTCACCGTTCATGAACACACCGCGGTTCCACAGCAAAAATCCCAAAATTGCCAGAAGGAGAAATACAACAACGTCCTTCATATTACTAACAGGCGAGAAAAAAGTCCTTTCCACCGTGTCCACTGCGTCGTCCCCCTGGGTACAAAAAGTTATCCAATACTAGGATGGCCACTTTGGTCTACAGCGACAAGTGCCCATATTGTTCTCAGGTGATCCAGGAGATTCGGGAAAACCCAGCGCTCATCCATATGATTCGGTTCCATAACGTGTCGACTCAGGGCGTTCCGTCAAGACAGATTACGCGCGTGCCCACCCTGGTGACGAACGACGGCCACCTGCTTGTCGGAAATGACGTTCGTAAATGGATCGAGTCGATGAAACCAGAGGAACGCGTCGAGGAGTTTGACCAGACTGTCCTCTCCGGTGCAGCTCTGGATGATACACATGAGAACGAGGCTGGCGACTATTTCGACATTGAACACTTCAACATGCCCCTGGCGCCCCCGATGACACGTGAGCTCGAGGAAAAGGTGAATCGCAAGGTGACTGACGCATACCAGAAGGGTATAAAGTGAGTCTGCGTTTTGTGGGTATGGTTCGTCTCAAGACGATTCAGGCGAGTGCCTTTCGTACCGTCTTTGAGGTGCTCAAGGATATCATCAACGATGTCAACCTCGTGTTCCGCCCAGAGGGTCTCATGGTTGTCACACTCGACACGGCGCGCGTGACACTCGTCCACCTGGTCATGCCGGCGGAAAACTTTGAAGAGTACCACTGCGAGGGGGAACACACGGCCGGTCTCAATGTGTCAAATACGTACAAGCTGCTCAAGTCGGTGACCAACGCGGACACACTGAGCATGTCGATTGATGACGCATACCTGCTGCACATTCGGATCGAGAATGCAGCAAAAAAGTCGTCGACGTCGTTCGATTTCAAACTGCTGGATATCAACGACGACATGTTGTCCGTGCCCGAAATTGAGATGAACGTCCTGACAACCATCCCGAGCGTCGATTTCCAACGCGTGACTCGTGACATGAACAACTTGGCTCAGGATATTCGAATCACGCGTAAGAAGAACACACTCGAGCTCGAGTGTGAGGGTGGTTTCGCCAACCAAAAAACTATCCTCGAGTGTGTAGAGCCCGGGAAGGACAAGCCGCTCGGAAACGTGTTTTCGCTCAAGTACATCAACATGTTCACTCGGGCGACGAGTCTGTGCTCGAGCGTCCAGCTGATGCAGCACGACGACGACGACAACATGCCCATCGTGTTCCGGTACACGGTTGCAAACCTCGGTGAACTCAAGTTTTACTTGGCACCGAAAGTGGACGGTTAAATACCCATGGTGCGAGTTTGTCGGACGAGGCACGCCCGTTGTCTGTTAAAGGCGACGAACCCACTGTAATCAATGGAAAACGAAGCCTCTCAGCTGGTTATCAAGATGAACGAGCTTCTCGAGAAGAATGACGCTGAAACAGCGTGGAACATGCAGGGTGAAATTACACGAGTTTGTAACAGCCTTCCTCTGTATTCGGAAGAACGTGAGAAAATCACAGAATTATTGAAAAAGATGATGTTCAAGTGGCACTAGATAAGAACAGCGTTCGATAAAAACAACAAGTGATGGTGGATTTTGTCTTTGCAGTGGCAATTGTCACATTCTCCGTGTTTGGAATTGTTACAGCTGTTAACACTGTCACCCTGCTTTTACGTGAATTGGAAAAACCCAGGGAACCCATCGGATACGTCCCACTCAATTAGACATCCAGTCGTGTCATTTGACCAAGGACGTTTTGAACACGAACTGTACCGGACACCTTTTTTACGAGGATCCATTTGATTCCTACGGAGATTCTCAACCCTCCTGAGAATGAAACTGTGAAATGAGGCCGAGGGGCGTACACATCGAACGACACCGGTGATTGTGTCGGGCCTGCGTGGCGTCTGACGATTTCAGTACATACCGTCGGTTTTCTGTCTTCGTCGTTGACGAAAATGGCACTGTGTACCGGAACTGAAAAACGAGGGATGATGTTCTCGATGGGCCAGTGCCCGAGGTGCGTGTACAGCTGACCACCAAAGTAGTAATCGACGTGTCCGTGTTCGCCTGGCCTGAATTCGTCAACCGGTATCAACTCGTCACCGTCGTGTCTGAACATTTGATGAACCTGAAAGTTCTTAGGTCTACATTGTTCGATGAGATTTAGGACCCACATTAACTAAAAGAATCAGATATAATAAAAAGAATGGAAGGACGCTACCAGGAACGTTTATCAGAGTTTCAAAAACGAATATCTAAAGGGGACTTGGCTGCTGAACAGGAAAAGTATGATTACATGGCTGAATGTAACCCTT